TTTAGAGATGCTCCAAAACTCAAGCAAAGAAGCAATCATTGACCTGTTAGATGGTCGTATGCAAGTTTCTGAAGCTCGCCTTTTGAACCGCATTTCGGGTGACCTCTATGGTGATGGTACTGGTAATGGCGGTAAGAACATTGACGGCTTGGCTGCTGCCGTTGCAACTTCCCCTTCTACTGGCACATACGGTGGTATCAATCGTGCTAACTGGACTTTCTGGCGTAACCAAGTAACTACTGGTGCATCTTCTTCTACTGTTATGATTGCCAAGATGACTGAAGCAGCCATCAAGCAGATTCGTGGCACAGACAAAGCTGACCTGTACATTGCTGGTAACAACCTCTACACTTATTTCGTAGGCGGTTTGCAAGCCATTCAGCGTATTACTACCGAAGAAAGTGGTGCAGCAGGTTTTGCATCCCTCAAGTTCTACGGTGGCGGTACATCTGCTGATGTGATTCTTGGTGGCGGTATTGGTCAACAAGAGAATGACAATTATATGTATCTCTTGAACACCAATTACATTTTCTTCCGCCCACATAAAGAGCGTAATTTCGTACCTATCGGTGGTGAGCGTCAAGCCATTAACCAAGATGCGATTGTTAAACTCTACGGTTGGGCAGGCAATTTAACCACCAGCAACGCACAGTTGCAGGGTATTTTGACCTCTTAATTTAAAGGAAACATATCATGGCTTATTCCGTACTTCCGATTGCAGGCGTTGATTTAAACAATACAACTCCTGTTAGCTTTTCTTACACAAACGGTACTACCGCAGTCAATATTCCAGCTTTTGGCCCTTTGGGTGCTGAAACCTTTGGTAATGACGGCTTCCGTTATGTGTTTGCTCAAGCTGGTGTAGCGATTGCTGCTTCATCTGCTACTTGCATCATCAATGCTTCTACATTCCAAGTTACCTTGGGTGCTACAGGCACATATTTGTCAGGTGCTTCAATGGCATCAGGCGATTATGGTTGGTTCAGCAAGGCTAGTGTTTAATACACTTTTGTAGTAAAAACAAAGGGTTACTCTTAACGGGGTAGCCCTTTTTTCTTTTTAACCGCAGTATCCTAACCACTTGGGAGTTTTAAAATGGCAATAGATAGCGATATGCAAGACGCAGATTCTCGTTTGGCAGTTAAGTTTTATAAACGAGCAATGAAACTAGAGCATGAATCAAGTCAAGCTGGCAGACCAATATTTAAAGATTACGACTTTGTACGCATTATGGTTGCTGGTGATAGCCTTACAGAAATTGACACCTATGCACAGGAAAGCCATAAACAGCGTTTTCCTCGCCAATGGCTTCAATATCAAGCTACGCAAGATTCTACTAGTGAAATGATTGGAACGCCTGTAGAGGAATGGACTTTAATTAGCCAATCCCAAGCTCAAGAATTAAAAGGCATTAAGTTTTATACAGTCGAATCTATTGCTAATGCTTCAGATTTACATCTTCAACGAATTGGTATGATTGCAGGTATGTCACCCCATTCTTTTAGGGATAAGGCTCGGACATTCCTAAATCTTGCTGAAGAAACCGCAGAAGCCACCAAACGAGCAGAAGAAATTAGCCAGTTAAAGCAAGAACTTGCCAAAAAAGACGAGGAAACTGCTAAAATTAAGGCTGAAACTGATGCGAAGCTCGCCTTAATGCAAGAACAGATGGCGGCTATACTTGCGGCAGTTGGTGAAAAGAAACCTAAAACTCGTAAACCAAAAGTCGTAGAGGAAGTCTAATATGTCATCAACGATGCTCCAGCTTGTCCAACAGACCACAAGTGAGTTGAACTTAGCCATCCCCACCTATGTGGCGGGTAACACTAATCAAGATGTTCAACAGGTTTTAGCCCTGATGAACCGTCAAGGCTATGATTTGGTTAAAGAATACGATTGGCAAGGACTACAGTTGGAGTATCGTTTTTATACCGATGCACAGACCTTTGTAGGTGATACAGTTAGCAATCAAAGTTATAACCTTATTGTTACTGGTAATGCTACCGCCCTAAACGGCAACTACAGTATTACAGGCACAGGAATTAACCAAGATACCTATGTATCAAGCGTAACTTACGACTCAGGCTTAAATAAATCCACTATTGTTATGAGCCAGTTGGCTAGTGGTACTTATACGAATGTAACTTTTACCTTTTCACAAACCAAATATCCTTTGCCTAATGACTTTGAAGCCATTACGGACAATACGCATTGGGATAAAACAAAGCATTGGCAGATGCTTGGCCCTGAAGATGCCCAACAATGGCAATGGCTAAAGTCGGGTTATATTTCCACAGGCCCACGCATTAGGTGGCGTATTCTAGGCGATAAGTTCCAAATTTGGCCACCATATAATACAACTGAGTATTTAGGCTTTGAATATCGCTCTAAAGGCTGGGCTAGAAGTGCTGCTGGTGCAGTTAAAAACAGCTTTACTGTAGATAGCGATACGACCATATTTGACGATACAGTATTAGTTTTAGGTACAAAACTTAAGTATTTCCAAATCAAAGGATTTGATACAACTTCTTTGCAACAAGACTATTTCCGCTATCTCAATGTTGCTAAAGCCAACGATAAAGGCTCTGCTAACCTGTCGTTTGCACCATACCCAACGAAGGTGCTTATTGGATACGCTAATATTCCTGATACTGGTTACGGGACTTAAATATGGCAGTCGCACAGCAAAGAAGGGCAATGACGGCTTCTCTGCCAGCCCCTATTGGGGGTTGGAACGCTAGAGATTCATTAGCCGCTATGAACCCTTTAGATGCGGTTCAAATGGTTAACTTCTTTCCTACGCCTACGGATGTCACTTTGCGTCAGGGTTATACAAAATCATCTATTGGGATTACAGGTGCAGTTTTATCCCTAATGAACTACTCAAGCCCTACAACAACTAAGCTGTTTGCATCTACCGCTACTGTTATTTATGATGCTAGCACCTCTACGGCTACTTCTAGTCTTACAGGCAATACTGATGGCAAATGGATACACGCCATGATTACGACTGCTGGTGGGTCGTTTATGGCTGCTGTAAACGGTGTTGACCCTATGGTTGTTTATGATGGTACAAGATGGTCTAGGTCGGCTACAACAAGCACCGCACAGACTATCTCTACGATTACAAGGGGTGGTACAGGCAATTTGACCGCAACCCTAACAACTGCTGTAGCTCATGGATTAGTTACGGGTAATACCATAACAGTCGCAGGAGCAATTCCTGCCGAATTTAATGGAACTTATCGCATTACCGTAACGGGTGGAACGACCTTCACTTATACGATGGCTACTGCCCCTAGCGGTAATGCAACTGTTGTAGGTACTTATTCTGTGGTTTATTACATTACAGGTAAAAATAGTAATACATTTGCCTATGTAAACCTTTTTAAAGAACGACTTTACTTTGTAGAAAAGAATAGCCTTAGCTTTTGGTATTTGCCTGTTGATTCGATTAACGGTGCGGTTACTGAATTTCCCCTTGGTGGCATCTTTAAACGAGGTGGTTTTATACAAGCAATGGGAACTTGGACTATTGACGCTGGTTACGGGGTCGATGACCTAGCAGTTTTTGTTACAAGCAATGGAGAAGTCGCTGTTTACAAGGGTTCTGACCCATCAAACCCTAATGATTGGGCATTAATTGGTCTTTGGAACATTGGACAGACTTTTGCCCGTAAATGCGTATTTAAATATGGTGGTGACATCCTACTTTTAACCCAAGATGGTCTAGTACCCCTATCGGCTGGATTACAGTCAACCCGTTTAGACCCTAGAGTTAACATTACTGACAAGATTTTCTATGCAATTAGCCAAGCTGCCGACAATTATTCAGGCAATTATGGCTGGCAAATCAACTATTTTGCCAAATTTAATATGCTTATCCTAAATGTGCCTGTAACTGGTGGAAATGAGCAGTATGTCATGCACAACATTACAAAATCTTGGGCTAGATTCACTAATATTCAAGCCTATGCTTGGGAAGCAAGCGGTCAGGATATGTATTTTGGTGGAGATGGCTTTGTTGGTAAGTTTTACGATACTTTTGCCGATGCAGGTACAAACATTACGGCTTCTGTACAACAAGCATACTCTTATTTTGACACCCAAGGGCAACAAAAACGATTTACCATGGTACGCCCTATCCTACAGACTTTTAATGGTGTACCGACTGTTTTATGCGGTATTAGCACCGATTTTGAAACAGTTGACCTTACTAGCCAAATATCCTTTAACCCCGCTCTTTTACAAATTGGAGAATGGGATATGGATAATTGGGATAACGCTAATTGGGGTGGCGGTCAGCTAATCACCACAAAAGTATGGCAAGGGGT